ACTAGTAGCAAAGACCGAAGTACCCGCCGCCGCACCAGAACCTGAAGACGCGAGACGCGCTTCCGCTCTCCACGCAGCTCCACTATAAGTAAATATTATGCGGCTTCCAATTCCTGGACCCGCGTTGGTTAGACCAACTGCATTAAGGAAATCATGGCTAGTGCCATTCGCTACTAACACTGCGTTAACATTTGCTAGTACAGTAGTGTTCTTGTATATTGCAGAATTTACTGCAAAGAACTCACCCGAAGTACCAAACTTCATAGTCTGTCCGTTAGACGCAAGAACGTTGTAATCAACAATAATTGAATCGCCTTCTTCGGAATCCGCTTGAGCTGGTAGCGTTGCTACTATCGCGTTACCATTAGCTGGTGTAAGATAGTGAGTGTTTTTTACCAGAGGTGCATCGAAACCGTTTGCCATTTGTAAAATGGTTCCCGTTGCTGCAACTACACCCGTTTTATTAGAAATACCGTCATCTACTTTAGCTGACTCACCATAGGTTGAACCCGTAGTTACGGTTCCGGTTGTAGCGTCAATATCAATATCATGAAATCCGTTTTGAGAACGAACTGGTCCGTTAAAAGTTGTATTAGCCATGTTAATCTCCTTGTCGTGGCAAATGTCAGACGCGGAATGCGGCTGTCAAGGTGATTGTAGAATACATCAATTGAAAAGAAAAAGAAAGGGTCAAGCGTTAATACTTGACCCTCCCCCTATTTATTTATCTTTTTTAGCTTCTTCTGCAATAATAAGTCCTAGAATGGCACATGCAACACCGATGAACAATAATTCGCCCACACCCGATATTATACCTATACCTATTACTCCTACACCTATCGCAGCATAGCTTGACGGTTCAGACAGACGGCCTGTGATCCAATTTATAATTTTCATTTTACTCTCCTTTTTAAACGAAAAAAGGGCGACTGAATAGCCGCCCTCTCTATTTTTAAATAGTTCCGTTACGCTCCTGGCGATCCGAAGACACAACGTGGATCCGAGAATCCGAAGCTGTAACGCTCCCGAGCCTTGTATCTCATGTTGCCTGTATCGAAGTCAGACTCCATGTTGGTAGCCATCGGAGTACGCTCAAAGTGGATAAACCCACGAGGTGCATCTGTTTTAACCCACCACGCATCTGGATCATTTAGGAAGTCATTGACAGCATAACCGTCAGGAACCATTCCCATTGTTTTGATTGCGTTAGCGTCGTTATCCGCAGTGCCAACCCGAAGATTAGATACCATGATACGTTCTGCGATGAACTGAAGTTGACGTGGTAGAATTAACTTCATACCGCGAAGAGCAACTTTTAGCCCACGCTCATCCACATAGCCAGCGATGTTGATTAACGCATCTTCCAAAGAAGTTTCGTTTAGATCAGCAGCAACCGCTGGTGTGTTTGATAGTGTCCCACCATTAACAAGAGGGTGTGCAGTTGAACAAAGTGCAACTCCATCTCCTCCGGCAGAAGCCCCACCTGTGAACGCGTTGTTCAAGATGCTTGCAGCTTTTACCTGTTTCGTGTGAGCCATTGACCTAGCAAGAGCACGGGTATATCGGCTTCCGAGACGATCATAAAGATTGTCCTCGATAGCTTCTTCCGTGATTGAGAATGCCAATGCGATGGTTTCGTTGTTGTAACGAGCTGTGTAGGCCTCGCCAGCATCATCGAAATTTACTGCGTTGCCTTCCGACTTGTTCGGAGCAGCACCAAATCCAGAGAGCATAACCTCTTCTTCAAACGCTCTGTCTGAAGATTCAGTCGTATAGATCTCTGCATGTTGGTTTTCGTACCTGTCGTATTCCATGCCAAATAAGGCATTGAGACCAGGCTCTAGCTCTTTCGCTAGTTGTGCGCGTGATATAGCCATTTGCTAGTCTCCTTTCTACGCTAGTGCTATCGTAGAAACAGTACCCTGTGCAACGGAACCAGTAGGTGCGTTGAAGTGGTTGTTTATACGAACGATTAAGGGAATACCAGCAACAGTAAAGTCTTCATTATCGACATCGTCTTGGATGCCCATAACTCTAAGAGCTAAAGCTGCGGTATTTGCGACAGTATTTAGATCCGCAGTTCCAGAAGATATACCAGTACTATCAGTACCAGTGTTACCCGCTGCAAGAGCGATGTTTGAGAAGACCGCTGTGCGAACCTCTGCTTCAGTGTTGTAGCCAGCTACTACATTAGATGTAGCAATTGAGAACAATTGGTTTGGACTGTCATACAAGAAAGCTTTGACGGGGAAATTAGTATCCGCGCCAGAACCTTGCCAAGTATTAGAGAAAGTCATTTTACCAGTAGAGCTTGAGACGAACTCACAACCCCAGAAAACACCAACAATAGAGACAGTACCACCAGCCGCAGCTTGTAGATCGTCAATAACTCCAGTGGCCAACGGAATAACCGCTTGGCCTTGAAAGAGCTTGTTAGTGTTTCCGGCAGCTATTCGATATTCGCTCAAACCAGTGGAGTTGGGCATAGCACCCTGCATACTTATCGGTCTAAGACCGTATGCACCATTAGTATTTGCCATTATAGCACCTCATTAATTAATCAGAAGAGGGTTTTCCTCTGCCGAAGGTTACACGACTTTGCCTACTCTGATGAATAGGCATCAAAGGATTTTGTTCCTTCATTAGATCTTGATCGACTGCCGTCATTGCTTCGCGGGTCCGGGTCCCGTAATACTCGTTTCTTTCATTGGCGGTTTCGATAGGTATTCGACACAACATTAAGCCACCATTACCAATAACCCCTGCAAATTTCCCATCTTCGATGGTCGGAGCTTCATAGTCAGGATACTCTTCAGAACGAACGGCTTCCCATCCTTCACGAAGTTTAGCATGAACATTTGTCTTGTCATCCTCTCCTCGCATAGCTGTTCGTATCCAACGATGCACATAACCCGCTGGGGGTTCGGGCGCATCTAGGCGGCTGGGCGGTGCCCAGGGTTTTCTGCGCGATTCTTTTTCTCGCGTTTCAGTTGATCGTGGTGCTCTTGCTTCTGCCATGTTTTTAATCCTTCACATACTTTGCATATTCCGAAATAGGTACATTAAGCTTCTTTGCCATTGCAACTTGCGATGGAGTTAGCGTCACGGTCCTGCGCCCCTTTTTTATATTGCGAGATGCGGAAGATCCAGCGGGTGCGACCTGGGTACTTCCTCCCGTTTTCTTAACGCCTAGTTTTGCCGGAAATTCCGACAACAATCTGCGGTCTACTTCAGTATAGTACTCATTGGACAGCGGGTCAAACCCTTCTTCCTCTACCATCTTACGATGAATACCAAATGCGGCATAGGTCATGACTTCATCTTGACCAAACCAAGTGTTCTTTTCTGCCCAACCCCGTGCTTTAGGATCCTCTTGTCTAGGGGGAGGAGGTGGTGCGGCTTGTTGCGGTGCAACAGCCTGCCTTTGCTGTTCGGGCTGTGCTTGTTCCACAGATATTCTCTGGTCAGCACGTTGTTTTGCGATATTATACTTATCAGAATCTATAGTCGCACGAGACAGATATTCTTGTGCTTTGACTACGGCATCTGAATCTCCAGACTCGTAAGCTTCCTTGTAAGCTTGTCTAGCTGTATGCAATTGAGCGTCAACTTTAGCTCCATACTGATTTAAAAAACCACTATCTAGTTGTTTGTTATGAGCTTTCAGGTTGGTGTTTTCATGCAACAGTTTCTCTGCAAATCTCTGAGCCTCTTCTTTATCACGTTTTTCTTGGTGATATTTTGCTGTTTGTTTCTTAATCCGGTTTTGAACATTCTTACTATACGTTTCAAGCTCGTCGCCAGTGTCCTCGCTAGAAGCCTCTTCTTGAACCCTAACTTCAGGTTCTTCGACAGCAACTTTTTCTTCTGGTGCTTCACTCCCAGCCTCTTCTACTTCAATAACCACCGGTTCTTCAGCGTCCCCAGATTGTTTAATCTCAGTTTCTTCACTCATGTTTCTCTCCTAAATATGTTTAACGTCATCTGGTTCTAAAATAGTAGCGATAACTTCGTCATCATTTATGATGCGAACTTCGCCTCCCTCTATTTTAAAACGTGATCCGGCATATCGACCAATGCAAACCCATTCACCCGCCTTGCACCAAGGCTTCGCATCAGGGCCAAACTTTTTTGGATCCTGATAAGCCAATGGCCCAACTCGCATGACATAAGCAACAACAGTAGCTACTGCTTCTCGTTCACGGATTTCATCTGGAATAAACAATCCACCACCAGTTTTAGCTTTTCCCTGGTACGGCATCACAAGAATACGCCACCCTGTGGGTTGAGGCATGCTTTCGACTAATGGTTGATCTAAGAGTGAAGGGTCTAAAACCCTTTCATCGGCGGGTATATACGCGCTATCAGCTAAAGAAGACGCACTTGCGGCCTCCTTTTCAGCTTTTCTTTTCTGCGCGACATGTTCAGGAAGATATAAGGTCTTCGACATCGTCTGCGTTCTTCTCCAGCAGGGCTTTAATTTCTTCTCTGGCAAAGGCAACGCCCCGTATCTCACCTACCAAAGATTTGTACTGCTCCCAGTCCTTAACTGCACCGTTGGATAGAGCATCGGATATATCCTGTTCTCTATCCTTCAATACTTTATACATATAACGGGCAAATTCAACTCCGTCTAGCACTTAATAGATTCCTCTAAATAAATTTGGTTTGACTTGAGCTCCTTGGCCTTTAGTATCAACTTCGCCGCCTTTGCCGTACTTAACCATACCGCCGCCCATCATGCCTTTAACACCTCGGCCTTTTAGAATGTCCTTCTTAGTGACCTTTCCATCTCCAGTTAAGTCAGGAAATTTGCCTTCAACTTTGCCGCCATCTTTGTACTTCATTTTCTTCTTTCTTCCCATTGATCCACACATAAGAGTATCCTTTCTATTATACTGCCATTTCTAATGCTGCTTCCAGCGTCTCATCGTTTCGTCTTGTCCATCCTCTACCAAAAGTATCGAACGTACTTAGACCTTCATAAAATTCCTGCCTTGCTGTGTGCATTGGAATTATTATTTCTTCTGGAGCCATGTCTTCTACAGCTTGAAGCGTCATCGGTCCAATCCCGCCATCTGCTTCAACACCAACAATTTTTTGTAATGCTTTGGCTGATCTACTCATACCACTATTAACGCCCCAGTCAAACACGCACCAATCTACTCCACTAGGCAACTCGTCACAGCCACCTCTATCCCAGTAGTTACTTTTGTATATCGGAGCTACGTCGTCCACAGTAAGATCCCGCATCTCTTGCTCAGAGGCCTCTCTTCCAACCCAGTCCTCATATACTTTTTTAGTGACTCCTAGATTAGTCATTCCCCCAGGGTCGCTTGGATGGTTAACAAAACCACCCTCGTGTTCTAGTAATAAGTGTAAACAATGCTCGTAATTTTGTATCATTTCTTGCCTCCAAAGAATTTAGTGGCAGACCTCACGGCGAAGCTTGCACTCACGATAACCCCCAGTGTGTACTGATACCAATCAGGCATAATCTCAAGTGCTGAAAATCCTGCCGCTACCGTAATCCTTCCGAAATCCCCACAAAATGCTAAAATTAATGGAATACTGAATAAAATTGTTAACCACTCGTCCTTCCATGAGTCTTGGCTACCTTTAGCCATGATCCGTTCCCAGTCCGCTGTTGACGTAGCGGCTGACACCATAACAGTTGCTTCGGCTTCGGCCTTGGCTCTGGAGATTGCTGTCTTACCTCGTTGAGCTTCAGTCTTATTCTCCATCCAAGAAGAAGCTAAGTTACCAACAGGTCCTAAGATACTACTCAACATTCCAAACATGTTATGCCTGTGCTTTCTTTTGCGCTGTCTTCGAAAGATTTTTAAAATGAACTAATGTTTTGGAAGTCTTAGTGTGGGTCTTACCAGTGTGCAAAGAACCATTTGACATTTTGTGCATACTACCTTCATGTAGCGTACCATTTTTAAGATAGTGTTTTTGACCTTTTCCCATTCTATTCTCCTACTTCATCTTTGTTTT